CTCAGATCCAAAGGGCAGTTCAGATTGCTGTTGATGCCAGCGATAAGATAAGTCACAGGAGCATCAGCTGTGTGGTTGGTTGTCTCTCTGACACGAGCCAACAGAGTGAAGCCACCAATCCCTATCTCTTCAACAGGAGCAGAGTCGATTTGTCTATTCAGGAAGTCTATGACTGCCATCACATGCCCCCAACAGAGAATTGGGTTTTGGCGTCCGACAACTGATTCTGCAAGTTGTCACGAACAGATTGCCCTGCAGCTTGCGGATCATCAGAACGGACATCGATCTGGATCTGCTGAGAGACAGAGTTGTTATTCGTTGTCGACTGGCTGCTTGGTGCTCCAACTCCAGGAGACAGCCCGAAAAACTCTCCAATCCCAGAAAAGACATCGGAGCCAAAGCTCGTGACAGTCTTGAATGCATCAGTAAACAAGCTCACGAATTGGTCTGCAAGCATGTTTATGTCTCTAAGAACCAACTGCCAGAGTCCGGAAAAGCCATTCTCGAAAACAAAGATGATAGAGTCGACGAATCCTTCCACCCATCCCACCATGGCTTGCAGAGCTGGACGAATATCAACACCGAAAAAACTCTCAAAGAAATCTGCTATCACAGACTTCCCGCCTTGGAATGCAACGATCAAGTCATCAACAACAAGCAAAAGAGCCGCAATGCCTGCAGTGATAAGGATGATTGGAGATCCGATAAATGAAAGGATACCAGCAAGCCCGATTGCTTGTAGCTTCCACAGCAAAAACCCTGCAGTGATGATCCCAAGCACAGGCGCAAGCCTGATGAAAGATGCAGACAGATCATTAACAATCGTGACAGCAACACGCAGACCTTTTTGAATCAACTCTTTGTTGTCTGTCAGAAAGTCGGTGAACCTCTCTGACATCAACTCCATCTCAGGTGCCAGCCCGATCGCGAGGTTGTTCTTGATTGCTGCCAGCCCGAATCGGAGGGTGGTCAGGGAATCATTGAATGATGCAGCAGCATCAGCATCTTGCTTGGTGATGATCCCGAGAGATCTCGCCTTGCCTCTGAGCCGATCCATCTCGCTGCCAGAAAGGCGAAGCAGCTGGACAAGGCTTCTGTCGATGCCAAGCTTCTGAGCAAAGTTCTGTTGCTCTTCTGCAGACAGATTAAGCTCTCTGAACCGCTTGCCAACTTCTAGCAAAACAGAATCGGCAGACTTGACTTGCCCGTTCATGTCGCGCACAGAGATGCCAAGGCGAGAGAAGTCTTCGCTCCCACGCTGAGCAGCCTCGCCAATCTTATCAGCCAAGCCTTCTATGGATGATTCTAGAGATCTGGCATCAGAGCCTGTGACACTGGCAACGAAGCCAAGCTCTTGAAGATCTCCGACAGCCACTCTTGTTCGTCGAGAAAGTTGTATGAGTGGATCTAAAGAGGAAAGCGTTGATTGGGCAAACTTGGCGATGGCGGCACTTGCAGCAATAGATGCTGTGCCAATCACCCCAAGCAGCTTGATGGATCCAGCGAGACCTGTGTTGAAATCCTTGATAGGTGCCGTTGATCCTTGGTATGAAAACTTAGTGATCAGCTCATTAACAACGGCCATCATTCACCTCATGCGACTCTATAGCGGTGGCAATCTTCTCAAACTCAACCAGATCGAATAAGTCGTCAGTGTCAAGTTTGAGAAGCTCAATTACAGATCCATATCCCTTTCTGGAAAGAGTGAAGATGGTCAAGGAGTCATCGTCAAGATTGGTCTCTCTGATGTAGTCCTTGCCAGCCCCAGGAGTTGGGATATTTAATTGCCACCGCTTGCGCCGAAAAAAGGGAAGCTGATAACCGGAAGGACTGTGCCGATGAACGACATGTAGTCCTCTGGATATTTCTCCCAGTGATCCTCTTGCTTGCTCAATTGCATTCCGTCAAAGAGAACGATGTCTGCGATCAAAGACTCAATGGAATCCCACTCATCGCTATCAAGGAATCCGAAGTTGCCAGACTCAATCTGGCTGGCAACCTTGGTATAGAAAGCAAATACTTTCCGACGCTTCTTGTGGACAGTGCGAGAGAACTTGTACTCTCTGCCATTGATCTCAGCACAACCATCATCGACAACAGCCTTGATCATCTCAAGAGCTTTGGCCTTCTTATCCTGATCAGACATTACAAGCTCCTGGAAGCGCTGCGGAATCGAATGACGTATTCCATAAGAGCATTGCCATCCTGATCATTCTTGGTGGCAGTTGGTCTGGTAGTCAGAGAGCCATTCTCCATCAACCAACTCTCAACTCCATCGGCACCATCCTTGACGAAGTTCTCTTTCAGAGATCCGCTGAACAAGGTTGGCTGCTCTTGGTTCATCTCTGAATTGAGAAAGGTGTCGTCATCAGAATACCGCTGGACACGGATCGTCAGGTCGTGAACATCGCCATCAGAACGCTTCTGGATGTTGACTCCGCCAGCACTCGAATTGACATGGCTGGTCAGGTCGTTGACAGGAGCCAGCTCCAGAATATCTCCGGACACGAAGGAATTGAATGCATAGCCATTCAGAACCAGAGTCGTGCTATCCGCAGCAAAAGTGATAACTGCCATTTGTCAGCTCCTTATGCGTTAAAGTTGATGATAATATCAGCAGAGTGGATCGCACCAGCATTCTTGACAGCGCCCTGGATGACAGGAGACTTGCGAGCTTGGCGATCAGCCTGTGGTTGGTCGCTCAATCGTCCAGCCAAGAAGTAGAATCCAGCCTCAAGGATGTTCCGATCGAAAGTGTCCTTGTCGCCAAAGTAGTCAGGGCTGCTCCAAGTGCCAGGAGCGAAAACGCCAGCTCGGACGAATCCGCGAGTGGTCTTCTCGCACTGATCAATCAGCTGGTTGACTCCGCGAGTGGTTTGCGGGATCTTGGTGCTGGTCAGCTTCAACAGGTTGAATAGATCTGTCTCGATAGCATCCTGATAGCCGATCAAGTTATACCGATTATCAGTGAAGTCATTTGCTCCGCTCGTCAAGATCACCGGAGTTTGCTTGATTGTGGTGTAGATATCCAGACCAACATTCTTGGCCTTGGTGATATCAGTCTGGCTGTACTCTTCAGCAGTGACAGGCAATTCTTTCAAGTGCATGGTCAGGGCTGAATTTTCGGCATTGAAATTGACAGTGTGAGTGCGAGCCATATATGCAGCAGCAAACTTCCGGTTGCCAGCAGCACTGTACAGCATCCGGTAGTTGGTCAGAGAGCTGAGCTTGATGTCCCACACAACATTGGTAGGGTCGATCTCAAGATTCGCAGCAGTATCAAAGACATCATAAACCAGAGTGTCATTGGCCTGTGCCCACTCAGCGAGATCCTTGGCCTCGACCGATGTCGGCTCATCAATGAACATCGCGCCATACATGTTGGTCTGGGCCTTGAGCTCAGCAATCGCTGCTTCCTTGGTCTCAAGTGCGATCACACTTGCATCAGCACCTTGAGTTGCAACTGCACCTGTGCCAGCAGCAAGTCCGAGGATGGATCCAACGAAAGTCCCAGCAGCAGGGTCAGTTGCCAGAGTGATAAGAGACAGGACACCAGTGGTGTCAGAGGTGATCAGGATCTGGGTATCGCTCAGGCTGGCAGTCGCACCAGCGAGTGCAGCATTAAGCTCGGTGACGACGTCTTCCAGAGTGGTTGATGTCCGGAAGTCAAGTCCAGCAAGGCTCTCGGTCACACCATCGACATCAATGTCCATGGTTCCGTCAGAGATGTTCTGTACAAGACCGATTGTGACTGCTTCAGAAAGCTCGGCACCAGATAGGACAGCAGCACTTGCTGCAACATCTTCTTGAACAGCTCGCCAGAATCCAATGTACAAGGCACCACCAGCATTCACAGAATTAGGGCTGGTGCCGAAGAATGCCTGGGCAAAGTCATATGCCTGAGACTCTGTTCCAAAGTCAGATGCAACATCGCCAATGGCAGTGTAGATCCGATATCGCTCAGCAGTCGAAAGCACACCAACTTCAGAAGTGATGAGCATCACATTGTTGAGATTGTCTCGGCTGGCTGTGCGCCCTTCTGCCAAGAGAGAAACATTAATCACATTTGAGATATCGGCCATGTTAAAGCTCCTTAGTCCACAAGGATGTCATCCACTTGTGCTTCGTCAATTCGTAGTGTACTAACATCTTCAGCAATAGTAAAGCGAATGTTCAATTCAAGCTCATACCTCTCCGAATACTGCTCACCAGAAAGGAATCTGAGATCATTCAGAGCGCCAACTTCAAATACAGAAAGTCCAGCATCTCTTTGCAGCTCGTATCCAGCTTGCGACTGGACCAGAGCACTAAACTTGACAGCCTCTTGGAAAGAGCTTGTTCCATAGAAGTTGACAATGCAAGGCATCTTCCACACCTGAGAATATTTCATGACCTCATTGGTGCTGTCATAGTCTTCTGAAGATCCAACCATCGTGGATGCACCGATAGAGTCTATGACGATCTGCAATGCAAGAAAGTCATCTCTGCGGAAATTCTCACGACCAATCTGAACCACATCACTTTCTGGTTGTGCAAGGAGATCGCGAACAAATTGCCCAAGAAGCGTCAAGCCCTGATTCATGACAAGGATCCTTTCACTTCTTCACAGACAGCACGATAGTACCCGTAATCAATGTAGTCTCCGAGATCAATGATCTTGAAATTCTTCGTCTTGTGCTCGATGAACTGGCCAACATCGATTGCAGAGTTGGTGTGCAAAAGGATGTACTCAAGAGACCAATCGACAATATCAGGATTCAACTTCTCCTTGTCAGCAACTTGGACAACACCTTCAATCGGGCTTTCGCTCAATACAGTCTGCTTCACAAAATCAACAGTTGTGGTTGTTGCGATCTTCCTTTTCACTGGCTGTTGCCAAGCCAGCAAGGTGCCAGACATATCAGGAAGCATCACGAACCTCATGAGTGATAGAGTTGCGCAAAGTGCCGGTATCGATCAGGATCTGGCTAGATCCTTTCGTTTCTTTCGTGAAGCTGGAGATGTCAGACCAAGATCCATATCCACGACTGGTGAATGCGCCACGACTGATATTGGAAGCCTTTATGCCGATGACGGAAAGAGCATCTGATATGCTCTTGCCCTTTTCGAAGATCGCCTTGTGCTGTGAGTCTTGGATCTTGACAATCTCGCCTTGCTTGATTGAAAAAGGCACGCGAAGGAATGAGCGTTGAGGAGTCTGACGAGTGCCAAACTCGTGAGTGGCACCAATCTCGATCACACTCTCGCCACCTTCATAAATCGCTCGGCTGGCAGATTCCTTTGGCAGACCAACAGCAACATAAGCGCCAGAGGCGAGAGACTTCAAGCCCTTCTCATAATTCTGCATCAGCTTGAGGACATCCTCTGGAATCATACAAAGACTCCTCCGATGTTGCTTGCTGTCAGATACAAGAATCTTGCGCCATACTTTGTT